AAAGATACGAAGATGTTATTGCTGAAAAAGAAACTATAGAACGAACACATAAGTTTACTATCAATCCATTGCTTCCAGAAGACAGTGCAGACAATTCTTTTGAAATTTCGTGGGACGAAGATCAAATTACCTCATACAAATATCCAGGAGTATTTGCATTAAAAAGACCTACATGGGAAGTAAACCCTACTCGTAAGATTGATGACTTTATGATTGCATTTTTAACAGACCTTGGAGATGCAATGATGCGCTTTGCATGTGTACCAACATTTGCATCAGATGCATTTTTTAAGCAGGCAGAGAAGGTAAGAGCCTGTATGACATTAAGAAACCCAGTAGATACTTTTAAAAGATTTGATGAATCGTTTAAGCCCGATCCAACAAAGAAATATTATGTTCACGCTGACCTTGCACAGAAGCACGATAAGTGTGCAGTAGCAATTGCACATGTAGAAAAATGGGTAAACATTCAGGTAATCAATAACTACGAACAGGTAGCACCAATAGTGGTAGTAGATGCAGTAGCATGGTGGGAACCAAAGGTTGAAGGTCCTGTCAATTTGTCTGAGGTTAAGCAGTGGATTCAAAACCTAAGAAGACTTGGGTTTGACATTGGAATGGTTTCCTTTGACCGTTGGCAGTCATTTGATATTCAGAATGAATTAAAGCAGGTTGGAATGAGAACTGATACTGTTTCTGTTGCCAAGAAGCACTATGAGGATATGGCTATGCTTGTCTATGAGGAAAGACTTGCCATGCCTGCAATTGATTTATTATTTGATGAACTAACACAGTTAAAGATTATGAAAAATGATAGAGTTGACCACCCACGCAAAAAGTCAAAGGACTTGGCTGATGCTGTATGTGGTGCTATTTTTGGGGCTATATCGCATACCCCTAAAAATACAGACAGTGAAGTAGAGGTTCATACTTTTAGAGACAGATCTAAGCGAGTTGACGAACTACCTGAGAACGTGATACAATATAAACCTATGCCAGATGATGTAAAAGATTATTTGGATAGATTAAATCTACTATAAATAAGGAGAAATACCGAATGAATTCATTCAAGAAAATCGCACTAGCCGTGGTTGCAGCCATGACTTTGGGCATGGTCGCAGTAGCACCTGCAAATGCTACAGTAATGACAGTAGCGGTAACGCTAGATGGAACAGCAAATACAACTAATGGTGTAATTGCTACCCCTGCTACATTACCAGTCCCAGCAGATAACACAATCGATGCAGCAGATGCACTACGCTTTGTGGCAACAGTAGCAGCAGGAACATCAGTTTCTGCAGTAGCAACTAACGCAACAATCGTATCAGCACTACACACATCAGCAGCACCAGTCGGAGCATCATCAGGATCATCATCTTTGACAATTGCAACAGGTACTGGAACAACTGCAACATTCTTTGTCTACACAAAGACAACAGCAATCGGAACCGTTGTAATCAACAATGGTGGAACAACTCTTACATACTATGTACAGGGTACTGCTGGCAAGATCAACAACCTCACAGTTTCAGCACCTTCAGCAGGTGCAGCAGGAACTAAGCAGGATATCGTTGTAACTGCAACAGATGCATTTGGCAACAAGGTATCTGGCAAGTCAATTACAGCAACCGTATTTGCTTCAACAGCAGTTATGGATACAGCAACAGTAACAACTGGTGCTACTCTAACAGACTTTGGAACAGCAACCTTTAAGGCTACTCTTCCAACAACTGGCACACGCTCACTAATTACTTTTGCACCAACAACATCATCAGATGCAGTTGCAGCAGCAGTAGTTGGTTTGACTGCTCCAACACTTGCACCATTCGCAGAGATTGCAGTTCGTGATCTAGTATCAGAACTTGCTGCTGAGAAGGCTGCTAAGGATGCAGCGATTGCTGCTAAGGCTGTTGCTGATGCTGCAGTCGTAAAGGCTGCTTCAGATGCTGTTGCTGCTAAGGCTGCTTCAGACAAGGCACTTGCTGATGCAAAGGTTGCTGCAGATGCAGCACTTGCTGCAGCAGTTAAGGTAGAGACAGATAAGGCTGCTGCTGCTAAGGTAGCATCAGATGCTGCTCTTGCTGCTAAGGATGCACAGATTGCTAAGTTAACTGCAGATAATGCAGCAGCACTTAAGTCTGTAAAGGCTGCATTCAACAAGTTGGCTCTTCAGTGGAACAAGAAGAATCCAAAGGCAAAGGTTGCTTTGCTTAAGTAATCATTCCAACACTAAAGGGGTTGCCAATTATGGTAGCCCCTTTTTTGTGCAATAAAATGGTATAATCATCCTAACAGACATCCTGTCTGCGAGGGGGAAGGCAAATAAAACAATTATTACGCATAGCAATAGCCACACTATTAGCCTTCGGATGGCTCTTAATAGCCCCCACAGAGGCTCATTCTGACGACCCTCTAACTGTTGCAGCCCAAGAAATACAGGAACTTAACGATAGCGTAGACGATCTTGGCTACCAAGATGATTTTATAGATCTTATAGATATAGCAGAAAACAAGTTCGCCTATGCCAAAAATGCGATGGAACTTAAAGATGATGCCTATGATGCCCACGAAGATGCAGTAGAAGCAGAAGCCACAGGCTTAGAAGCAAAGAACCTTGCCCAGTCAAATGTGGATGGGCAGACAGCCACAGTAGCCTTGGCCCTTGAACATAAAGACAATGCCCTTGAAGAAAAGAATGATGCTCAGGATGCCCTCAGCATAGCCAACATTAATGTTCAAAACACTCAATCAAATATGCAGAGTGCTGGAGGATCAGGTTTGGCATACACTGTTTATACTCTTGTTAGACAAGGTAATGTTGCTACCCCAGGGTCTGTGCTTTGTTCTGGCACCTGGAACTCAAGCCACATGCAACTACCAGTTTGTGGTAACAGATACGAAAACTTTATAGTTAAGTTCACTGGTCAAATAACAGTACCGTCTTGGTTCACATCAACATATTTTGCAGGCTATACAGACGATGGATTTAGAATGTATGTAGACGGAAATCTTGCAATAGATCAATGGATAGAGCAAGGAACTACTTGGAGCGATTATTCACCAGTATATGATGTTAGCGAAGACAAAACATTGAGTGTAGAGATTTGGTGGTATAACGGTGGAGGGCCAGGATCCTACCTTCTTGGTTGGGGTATTCCTGGAGGATGGACTAGCGCAGGATGTGACTATGCTGGAAATCCAAGAGTATGGGGACAAAACTTTAGTTGTAATCTTAATACATTTTCCTCTGGATCAGGACCAACCCAAGCACAGATAAATGCTTACAATGATGCTGTTGCAGCACAGGCTATAGCACAAACAAACTATAACAATAAATTGGCAGTTTACAATGATAAACTAAGCGTATACAACTCTGAGAATGCAACACTGTCATCAATGAATCAGGTTTTGCAAACCAAAACACAGGAACATCTTGATGCCATTGCAGATACAGAAGATGCTTTAGAATTGAAAAATAGCAGAATAGAAATATACAATCAGTCAATCGTTGACTTAAATAATTCTATTAATGATGCATGGGAATATTACTACGAGCAAGCACAAAGAGAACTTAATGCTGCTATTGCTCAAGCAGCAGCCAACGCTGCAGCCAATCAGCCTACCCCAGAACCCACACCAGAACCTTCTCCAGAGCCAACTGAAGAGCCAACAGATGAACCAAGCCCAGAACCTTCACCAGACCCTACAGATGAACCAACTGAAGAACCTACACCAGAGCCATCTCCAGAGCCTACAGTAGACCCTACAGATGAGCCTACACCTGAACCTACCCCAGAGGTTACACCAGATCCAGAACCAACCGAGGAGCCAGTTGTAGAGCCTACGGAAGAGCCTACCCCAGAACCTTCACCAGAACCTGGACCAGATCCAGAGCCAGAAGATAATTCTTGGACTGAACCAGATGTAGAAATCAAAGATGAAGTATTAGCAGCCCTCATTCCTGAAAAGGGAACTGGAACTTCAGAAGATTTATCTGGTGTTATTGCTAACCTTACAAGCAAGGATAATAAGTTAGTTACTCTTTCCCCTGAACAAATTACAGCAGTAAGTCAAACCCTTAAAGCATTGACGCAAGAAGCAAAGGAAGAGGTTGCAGAAGAACTTGGAATTGCTCCATCAGAAGTTGCAAAGATAGCAGAGATAATGAAATCAGAACCTGCAGTAGCAGCAGCATTTGTTGAGTTCGCAGAAAGAGCAGGGGATGCAGGAGAAACTCCAATGCCATTTACATTAGCAGATGCAGTAACAGAAGTACAAACAGAAGCATTTCTTGAGGATCCACTTGGAGCAGTATTCAATGTGGATGTTACAGAACTCCTATCCAATTTCTCTGAGTTGGGTATGGACATGACAGACGATCAGAGAGAAAAAGCCCAGGAAGTCATTATCCCAGTAATCATTGTTTCACAGATTGCAAATGTAATGATTGGGATGAGGAGGTAATATGAAAATAATCAAAAAGGTTGTGAAGGGATTCTTCACATGGCTAAAAGATGCAGGGGTGGAAATAATCGCACAAGCCTTTACCCTCCTTGGCTTCTTCATAGCATGGTTAACTTTGACGGGATCAGCAAGAGACATTGTTGGTA